GTCCTAAGACATATCCAACCCTAATAAGACTGCTAAGTCTTTCTCTTGCTTGAAGTGCTGACCTTTGGAATGCAGCACTAAACAAACCTCTGTCAGTGTTTTTACCAAAACCTTTTCTAAAAGAGTTTCCTACATCTTCGCCAGCACGACTTCCCACTCGGTCTAAGCCGTCGAAAGCGCTGCGAATATCTCTTTCAACTCCAGCAGTGATGGCACGAACAACTACATAAGCATCACCTACGACATTTGCCACAAGCCATCACCTCCTTTACTTATCCGAGTGGTGCGTCGATATTTTTTCCAAATGGCTGGGGCGCATCTGGATTGAACTGTGTAGGCGGTATATAAGGTTTTCTTGTAGCCGCCTTTGGGTCAAATGGTTTTACATCGCTGTAATCCACTTTTGAATCTAAAGGTTCATCTACTGAAAAATCATCTTCCGAGGAGCCCCAGATAAGGTCTCTTTCGTAGAATTGTTTGTAGATGACTTGTCTTACTTTCTTTCTTGCGTCAACTTGTTCTGCGCTTACAGCGTTTGAGTAATCTTCTTCAAGAAAAACATGAAGAACGTCAAGCATGTCTGACGCATTCATCTCTGCTAGTTGTAGGCCGCTCATAAGTGCTTTCCCGTTGACATAAGGCCAAAGGTCTACTGCCCACTCGCAGATTGCTCTGGCCCCGACGTAGGGCGGCCTGAATATGACTCCACCAACCAAGCGCTGATTTGTCCAAGCATTTCAACTGTGACAATCTTTTCTGGGTCATCGAGAAGTTTTTGGAATCTTGCATAACTTTCCTCAAGAAGAGCCTTCTCAAAGAATGTTGTAATAATTTCAGCAGCAATAGTTTGGTCAGCATCTGCTGCTGTTGCTACCATGTCTAGAAGTACTTTTCCTTGTAGTGCTGGATGGCAATGAAACTCTTCGCCATGTAATTTGAAAGATAATGGTTCGGTGACAGCATTTCCGCTGCCGAAGTCCCTAAATCTTTTGTCTGACATTAGTTTTCCTCGTTTCTGTGTATGTCTTTTTTACTGCTTTTTTCAGTAAATATATGTTATCTTACTAATCTTAAGTTGTCAGTGAGATAACGATTTGGCTTAGTTCCAGGATGCATAACAGCGTGGGCATATACAACTCTGCCTTTGCTTACAAATCTAAGAACTGGAGCCCTTTTTGCAGCAATGACATGGGGCTTAGTACCTTCATGATGCATTAGTGCGTAGTTAAGTGCAGAGCCAATCTTAACAAACTGACCCCTTGAATCTCGTAAGTGACGCATATGAATCGAAGCACGAAGTGCTCCAGTTCTAACGCCTACCTGCGCTCTAGCAGCGGCAGTAATTATCCGCCCTTTTCTTGCTAAATATCTTCCAACGCTTCCGCTGGGATTGTTTAGTAAGAAATCTAATTCAGCCTTACGAATTACTACATAAGACATTTTATGGAACCGCCACTGTTAGTGTGAGAACAGCAGTTTGATATCCGCCTTCTGGACTCTGGACTTCTACAGTTGCAATTACTCCTAATCCAAATCCTGACTCTTCCCAAGCATCTAAATTAGCGGCACAATCTAAAAGAATATAAGCGTCGTATGCAGAATATTCTGCAAAACTTTCAATAGTGTCTGCTGCTGGTGGTCTTCCATTTTGACCAACAGTAGGAACTTGTCGAGACACAGAAATATTCAAAGTAGCGCTTCTTGGGTCGTTACAACGACGTGGTTCTGTTGCTTCATCACCTGGAGCACCTACATACATTTGTACAAAAGAAACGACTAGTTGTTCGCAATCTATTGCTGGAACACCCATGGTCCAATATTGACGAGTAGGAAGTGGCATTGTGTATGTTGCGTAGGCAGCAACAACTCTGTCTAATACTTCTTGCATAAGATTAGCAAGATGCTTAGCATCTGCTGATACTGCTGCTTTATTTATCGGTGTCGCCATTTGTCTCTCGTCTCTTTAGATAAATATTATAGTGTGTAGATAGGTTCTACCCGTGTACCAAGTTGGAAAGAAATATTTGCTGTAAGCAAATTAATTACTTCGTCAACTGCTGGATTTCCTAGACTTGGACGAGTACAGTAGATATCGTATTGTCCTGGCTCTCTTGGTCCAAGAATTGCCAAGATGTCATCGTAATCAACTGTCAAAGTTATTTTTTCTGTACCGCGATTTAGTTCAGCAGCATCAGTTAGCGTTTGTGTTTTTGAGTTGGTATAGTCAGAAACTGTCATTGAAACTTCCCAAGCGTTATCGTCTAGCAAAAAGTCTCCGCCAATTTCATCCAAATAAAGAACAACTTCTCCACCTGTAGGAAGAACTTTCAAATCAAAAGCGGTTTCAGTAAATAAGTAAGGCTTTGGAGTAATGCGACGAGCCTTAGGAACATCTGGAGTAAAGACACGAGCGCGAGCGCGAGCGTTGTCTGGATTAGCAGTTTTCAAGAATAAATCTACAGCGTATAGTCCAGTTCTACCCTCAGCAATAAAATCTTGATTGTCAAGAACAGTGTAGGAAACACCTTGACGAGATATAGAGGTTACTCGTTGTGGAAGTGCGCAAGAATCATCATTCTCATACAATTTTATTAGTTCAGTAGCCAACATACGAGCAGCATTTTTACCAGCAAGCGGTGGCGGAGTTCCATAAGTATAAGTAATTTCTACATTTGATGGAGTCCAAGTTGCTCCAGAAGTAGCCAAAACAGTTGAGTGCTCAACTAAATAATATTGAGTAGGGTCAATTACATTTCCGTCAATATCTCTAATAGTATGAATTTTTACAACTTTACGACCACGCAGACGGATGCGAGTGTTTGATGATGTTCCATCACCTAAATAGTCATCATCACCATAAAGACCAGAGCCACCAATACGAAGGTTTCTAACTTCTCCTTCAATCAGTGTTGGAGCATAAGTAAGTACAGAAGCACCAGCACGAAGATATGGGTCGTACACAGATACATAACGCTCTGTAACTGTCTTGGTTCCGTTATATTTACGACCAGACATAGCCCAAAGCAAATAGGAGGCTGTCTTTACGGCATCATAAGCATAGTCAGATTCAGCGTAGGCACCTAAGTCTTCTACGTTTGTCCAAAGATTGCTCACTTTTTCTCCTACCTAAAAACTAAAGGCGGACAACGGACCGTGTGTACCTAGACACGACTGGCACGTCGTCCGCCTTCTTAGTTATTGAATTACGCTGTTGGGTCCTCTGTTGACGCAATGATGAAGTCAATTGACTCATCTGCGTTGTAGTTCTCATTACCAGGTACGTTGTACTCGGTAGTTGAACCCTGAGTTGTAAAGTCTGTGACTGCTGTATAGCCACGTTGACGAACAGCGGTACCTGTTGGGGACACTGCTGCGGAAGAGACGTTTGTAGCAACCTTCGCATAAGAGAAGGATGTATTGCTTCCGACAGTAGTGATTGTATAAGTACCATTGAATGTCGCATCTACACCAGCAACAACAACTGACTGACCTTCCTCAAATCCATGAGCAGCGGCAGTTGTAAGAGTTGCGACGTTAGATGTAAGAGCCTTGTTGTTGACGACGGCTGATAGGTCGTCATACCACTCGTAGAAGCCCTTGAGACCAGTTGGTGCCCAAGTAGCACGAGCATATGAATAAGGACGCTCAGCAGCAACTGGATACTCCCAACGGCCATCTAGACCATTGTCAAAGTTTTCGTTGCCAAGTCCGTATCCTTCAAATGTGTTAGCAAGAAGACCGTTTTCAATTACACGGTCACCTGACTGACGCAACTTGACGTATGGGAATACCCAGTGGAAGTACGGACGTACCGAAGCACGCTTTCCGTCTTTCACTGCGAATGACCACACCTCAATAGCGACACCATTACCTGCTGGGTCATCGCCCACGGCTGGCGCTGCCCAACCAATGCTTTGGTTGTCTGGGGATGCGTAACTACCAAAATTCTTGCGAAGCAGCAGACCGCCTGAAAGCAGTGCTGTTAATTCTGGGTCTGGCTCGCAAATTGCGAGTTCCATTGTGATGCGCTTGAGAGTATCTGGAGCCTTGTAAGAAACGCAAACAGTTCCGTCTGCGGACTTCTCTACAATTTCGTCTCCTTCTTCATACTCTGGTGTGAAAGAAGCGCGGAGAAACGCCGAGGTTGTGTAACTATCACCAGGTTCGGTGAGTAGGTTACCCGCGGCGTCGAGTCGTGTGACTCGAATCGCCACACCTTGGACGCTTGCCGCGTAGTCCTGAGTGGCCATACCTTTATCTCCTTAGTTTGTTTCTTTTGTTATGACAGTGCAGGTACTGCTACCCGAACTGCATAATGTATAGATGGGTCAAAATAAACCGCAGCAGCGCGAACTGCTTTGATTGTTATGTCATTAATACTAGCATTTACGCCTTGTGACAATGTGTCGTTTACAATCTCTGGCTTGCTCAAGTGAACGTCAATTGGACCTGTAGCAAACATCCAGCGATTTGTTGCTGATGCCGTAGCGTTTGCGTTTCCGATTGGGCCGTTACCTGAATATCCAGAACCAACAACAACTTCAGTACCTAGACGAGTTCTTAGTTTTCCTAATCTGTCGCCTGGTAGTGGGTCAAACTCATCGAACTTAATCTTTGAGCCAAGAATTGTTGCCACATCTCTTGTCATGTGAATAACACCATTTCCACCATAAGGCGAGTTAGCAATTGCTTGCTCTAGGTGAAATAGTGCTGCTTCTGCGGAATATGCACCGACAGCAGCAATTGTTGGTTGACCCGTTTTTGTTAGGTAGTTATTGCCATTTGTTGCTCCTTGAGCGGCAATTCCATCCCATAATTCTTTTTCTACGGCTTTTTGTGTGGCAGCATCTAATTGCGCAAGAGCAATTGCCATGCGGTCTTCGCCTGGAAGACCAAAAGTTGATTGAAAAACTTCTGTCTCAATAAAGAATGGCTTGTAATCAAAATAGTTTGGTTCGCCATCTGCATCAAATAATTCTCCACCAGAAACAGCATCATCATTTACTGTTAGAAGTCTGATAGTGGCATAAGAGTCAAACTCGTATGCAAATCCCCTGACCCAGCGCTCATCATAGTTAGACGCGGTGTGCGTCATAACACGAGCGACGCTCAAGAGACCACAAGGAGTGGGCTTTAGTTCGGGTGCTGGGTAAA